AGCGGTACAGGTACTTTGACAGTTTCAGCTTTGCCTTCTGCTTTGTTAGTTGGTACTGAAGTTGGTTATCTCGCCTCTAATGGTCAGTATGTTGGTACAGGTTCATGGGTTTCTACTTTTGCTGCTGCAGGTACTACTACTGTAATTTTAAATAGCGCTCAAGTAACAGTAAACAGCCCAACTGGTACAGCATCTACCGCAATGACAATCCCTGCATCGAGTACATTAGTATTTACTCAGTATCCTGAAGCTTACGTTAAGTTTAACTTCGGTATCCATGAGTATTACAATGCAAGCACTCAAGCAGTTACACTTTAATTAAGGAGCTATAAATGGCTATTTCACGCGCACAACTACTGAAAGAGTTGCTCCCCGGATTGAATGCATTGTTCGGTTTGGAGTATGCTCGTTATGGTGAAGAACACAAAGAGATCTATGAAACAGAGACCTCTGAGCGTTCTTTTGAAGAAGAAACAAAACTGTCAGGCTTTAGCGCTGCACCAGTCAAACCCGAAGGCAATGCCATCGCTTATGACAATGCGCAAGAAGCATGGACAGCTCGCTACAACCACGAAACTATTGCCCTTGGCTTTAGCTTGACTGAAGAAGCAATCGAAGATAACCTCTACGATTCTTTGTCAGCTCGCTACACCAAAGGCTTGGCTCGTGCTATGGCTTATACCAAACAGGTAAAAGCTGCTGCTGTATTGAATAACGGTTTTAATTCTGCCTACACTTATGGTGATAGTCAGCCTTTGTTCAGCACTGCACACCCATTGGTTAACGGTGGTACTAACGCTAACACTCCTTCAACTCCTGCTGACTTGAATGAAACCGCATTGGAAAATGCTGTTATCGGTATCGCTGCTTGGACAGATGAGCGTGGCTTATTGATCGCTGCTAAACCACGTAAATTGGTTGTTCCACCTGCATTACAATTCGTTGCAACTCGTTTGTTAGAAACCGAACTCCGTGTTGGTACTAACAACAACGACATCAACGCAATCAAGAACAATGGTTCTGTTCCAGAAGGTTATACAATTAACCACTTCTTGACAGCTACCAATGCATGGTTCCTGACAACTGATGTACCTAATGGTTTGAAACACTTTGTACGTACACCACTCCAGAATTCTATGGACGGTGACTTCGATACTGGTAACGTTCGTTACAAGTCTCGTGAGCGTTACAGCTTTGGTGTTTCCGATCCTCTCGGTGTATACGGTTCTTACTAAGAATCAATCAAACGTAAATCAGTTTGAACCCCGCTCAAAAGGCGGGGTTTTTCATTTATAGATCCATGCCGGGCGGGATACAGATAAGATCGTGTTGTTGATCTGGTACTGAATAGCCCATATCTTTAAAGAATGCAATAATATTATTAGCATTGGATTTATGTTGCTCAACCATAAATATGGGCTTATAAGCATCAATCCAATCTTCTGCCGCTTTTAATGCAGATTCTTCCATTCCTTCAATATCCATTTTGATGATATCAACGTGTTCATTAAACCAATACAATGGATATACATCTACTCTTTCAATATGGTTTTTAACCATATCACCATTGTCAGATTTTTCAATTGGAAGTAACTCAAAACCACCAAAGTTTTGGTATGCATCATAATCTGGTAAATTTACTTCAATATATCTATCATCATCGCCGCCAATGGCATAGTTATGGCAACTTACATTTCGTAAACCGTTTAAAGCTATTGTGCCACACAGCATATAAAATATTTGACGCTGGGCTTCAAAAGAACGAATGGATATCTTATCCCCAAAAGTTTGCGCCATAGCCAAAGTATGGGTTCCAATATTAGCACCCACATCATAAAAAACGATATGATCTTTCTTTTCTAATAGTTTTTGTGCAAACCCTTTAAGAATATTAATTTGGTCTCTTTCAAAGTACCCAGTGCTGCGAATATCATTGCCAACACCTTTGTCATTCATACTCAGAATAATCATCCCGTACTCTGTGTTGTATATAGCGTTTGGGTTCATAAAACATCCTTTAAAAATTGTTTGGTCATTTCTATGCCACGATCAAATTGTGATTCCACATCTTTATAACGAAATACTTTCATTACGCCATCTTTAACATACGGATCAATAAAACCTTGATCACGAGGAGGATCAGAATAGTCTCCCAACCATACGAACGTAGGAATACGATTCATCGCACTCATTGTTTTAAAACCGCTATCAGAACCCACCATAGCGTTGCATTGAGATACATATGCTAGGCTTTTAGCAGGGTTGTTGTTACTTATAAGTACTAAATTGTCGGACTCTTTGATACCCATTAATTCACTTTTTAATCCAAAAACCATCAGGTTATAGTCATCTGACTTTAAGCTTTCAATGGTTTGTGCTGGAATGGATTTTAAAATCATCCCAAATTTCTTTTGGGTATCAATTGAAAAAGCACTGCCATTGACGTGTATTCCAACTACGGGTTTACCATTAGTAAATACAGGTTTTACTAGATCAAAAGGAAATTCAGCAAAATATTGTGCACGAGGGCAATGAACCCACTGTATAGACCTGTTTAAACTGTTTAAAAAATGGTTTTGACCATCCAAAGTTTCAAAAATATGAATTGGATCAACCGCAATGCCAATAGTTTCAAAAAATTCTTTAGCACCCTGCAAATGCGTTACGGCTGCATATTTATAAGGTTTATCCTTTCGGTTAGCATCGATAAATGGTAAGCATTGCAAAAAATCGCCAATTCCGCCCATCAGTAAAATTATTTGCTCCATTCAATTAAGTCCTTTTTAATGTTTTGAACTACAGATTCCCAGTCGCCTAATTTTGGCTGTCGGTAAAGTTTAATTGTTGGATACCAAGGGCTATCGGTTCTATTCATAAACCAGCGCCAGCAGGTATCAAATCGGTTCATCATCCACACTTCCTTGCCCATAGCCGCCGCTAAGTGAGCCGTAGACGTGTCAACGGCAATTACTAGGTCTAGGCTCCAGATATAAGCTGCGGTGTCTGCAAAGTCCTTAAAATGGGCTGTATGGTTGATCATATCTTTCCACCCCAAACAATTGTCAAGTTCTTGCTCTGGTTCTTTGCCTTTTTGTAAAGAATAGAAGTTAACATTGTCAAGTTTTAGCGGAAGTAAACGTTCTAAAGATATATTTCTGCGTTCATTAACAGCCCAAACCTCAGGCTGATCAGGTCTAAAACCACCAGACCATACCAATCCAACATTCTTTTTACCATTTTTCAAGATTTTTCTTGAAAATTCTTGAACCAATTCAGGATCAGGTTTTAAATAAATGCCATACGGAATGTTATCCATACGAGTTTTAAACGCATAAGGAAGGCTCATAAGGGGAATATGGAGATCAAAAGGCGGAATAGCTTCGCCAGTAGTTACAATTTGATCTATTCCGTCAAGCGTAGTTAGCAGTTTAACCAAAGGTTTTTCTGTGCCAAGAATCACTTTAGCTCCATTTTCTTTAGCTAATTTGGCATAGCGACAAAATTGAATCATATCCCCAAGACCCTGTTCACCATGAATAAACAGAGTCTTTCCATTTAAATCTTGGGAACCATCGTAGCAAATACCGGGTAAATCACGCCTTGGATAGGTTTTTCTATTCCAACGCCATTCATGTTCATCCCACGCAGTGTCATATTCGCCACGCAAAAGTAAGCATAAAGACCGATTAAAACGAGCATCAGCAAGTTTTGGATCAATTTCTACCGCTCGGTTATAGTCTTCCAAAGCTTCGTCTGGTCTTCCTAAGTTTTGATAAACCAAACCACGATTATTGTAAAAAGCCTCCACTCCTTTGGGTTTTAACTTGATTCCAGCTTCATAATTTGCTAAAGTTTCTTCCATGCGATGCAATTTTTGCAGGGCTATCCCTTTGTTGTTATAAGCCTCTGGGAAGTTTGGTTTGTATTTAAGGGCTAAATCATAAAGCGCAATTTCTTCTTCAGTTCTATGAAGACTACCGACTACAATCCCTTTGTTGTAATAGGCTTCAGCATAATTTGGCATTAATTTTATGGCACTGTCAAAGTCCATAATAGCCAATTCTGGCTGTTTTAAAGCTTGAAATACATTAGCTCGGTTATTTAAAGCTATGGGATTATGCGGGTGTCTTTCTATGGAAAGATTAAAGAAATTTAATGCCGCCAAATAATTCTGAACACTACCTAAAATGCACCCAATTAAATGATAAGCATCAGGATGATCTGGGTTTTGAGCAATAATTTGATCACATAATATGATTGCTTTTTGATTGTCTCCGTTGGCATGGCTTTGTTGAGCTTGAACAAGTCTAGCCACATTTTGGTCGGATAATGGTTTTAATTTTATCTTGGGAACGTTCTTCTTTTTCATGAAAGAATTCTAACACTAAAAAATAAAAAATAACCAAGTTTAAACTTGCAAGATGTTTAAACTTAGTGTATAAATACAACTATCTGGGAGATTGCTTAAACCACCACTGCCCCAGCAGACGATGCAACGATCGGTTTAAGCCTTTTGCATAAGGAGTCCATTATGGGACGTAGTACATTTGAAGGTCCGATTCTGTCGGGTGATAATCGTTTTGGTCAACAACGTGACGTTGGTCCAGTTCTTTTAACTCAATACGCATTTTTAGATTTTTCTAAAACCACTCCCGGCACCGCTGGTTATGCTGGTTCTTCAGGCGTGTTTGTTTCTCCAAATAACATTCCTAACAATACAGGTACTATTTGGACACCACAAGCTGGCTCATATAGCGCAAATG